TTTGGATATAAAAGATGCAAAAAACTTAACAGATATTTTGTTATCTTAAATATTTTGTGTATATTAGTAATGATCTAGTATTTCTGTATAACCAACGCCGTGATCTTCCTAGAAGGTAGCGGACAAGACCTCAACCGGGATGGTTGGGGTTTTGTATTTTTTGCCAAACCCGGAAGTTTTATTGTGCCAAATGCAGAAGTTTTATTGTGCAAAATATAGAAAAAATATTCCTATATATTTTGTTTTTTTAGATAAATATGTTATATTTATTAGTACATATAACTATAAATACAACTTAAGTCCAGCCAAGGTTTTTGCTCCATTACCTAGCTGGACTTTTGCTTTAAAACCAGATATTTATTATTATGCGTCGTTGCAACAAATGTGATTTAGAAAAAGACGATAACCAGTTTTATACATACTACCATTCAATACAAGGTAAGAATAGAACTAGAAAGATCTGTAACGAGTGTATAGCTAAACAAAAAGCTGAATATAAACAAAGGCTTAAACCACAAATATCTCAACCAGAAGTGATAGAAGAACCAATAGAATTTATACCACCAACAAATTATCAATATTGTCAGGACTGTGAACAATGGCTACCAAAGACAGAATTTTATAAGCGTCTTAAGTGTAGATGTAAGAAATGTGAACTTGAAATGGATCGCAGAGAAAGACAGAAATACTTAAGCGAAAATGGTGGTAGTGCTAAGGTATGGAACAAACCAAACACATATGTGGATATTTATCAAAAAGAACAAACATTTGAAATTATGAAAGTAATGGGTTATACTTTCAATGATGAGAATGGTATTTGGTATAAATTACCTTGGAAAGACAAAGACGGTAACTTCCCATTATTAGATAGTTACGGTAGACCAAGTAGAAAAATTACGAAGCGTAAACCACATACCAAAAGAAAAAGATCTGAGATAACCCAAGAAGAAAAGGATGAGGTGGTAAATTTGCATTTGGAAGGTTATTCCAATAAGCAAATAGCAAAACTAACAGGTCAAGCAAACGGAACAGTATGGCGATGGGTAGAAAAGCACAAGTCAAAATTGATGAAATAGATATTCCAAAAGACTATTTTGACTTAAAGACGGAGGATAAAAAAGAGCTATGTGAATACATAGTGAACAAAATATACTTGATGGTAGATAGATCAACACACGTTGGTATGAACAGAGATGCGGTTGTTGATTTAATTATCCAGTCATCATTAATAACAAACGAGGAAGAAGAAAATTATGAGATGTGCCAGGTGCTCGTGGATATTAGAAAACTTTTAAATGAACCAACAGATTGAGGGATTTATAACGAGAAAGTATTATGATTTGCTAACCATAGCCAAGAAGATAACCAAGAACCACGAACTATCTCAAGAGTTATTACATGAGGTTATTATGCAGTTATATGACAAAGACGAGATTAAGCTACGCGCTTATGACGATGACCAGATTAGATATTATATAGTTTCCATTCTTAGAACTAATTGGTATTCAACAACTTCCCCTTTTTATTATAGAATTAGAAAAGAAAGAGCCACTTATGTAGATATTAACGAATGCTTACATATGGAAGCAGAACAAGAGGTCTATGAAAAAGAAGAAATTTTGTGTATCTTAGAACAAGAGTATTGTGAGTTGAACTGGTTTCATAAATCCCTGATGGACTTATATATGACACTGGGATCTTTATCAAAGGTATCAAAGAAGACTGGCATACCACTAACATCGGTATCAACTTACATTAAGCAATCCAAAGAACAAGTAAAAACAAACATAACAAATAGATTAAAAGATAGATAATGGAAAGACAAATTAAAGGTGAAATACATTCAGAACACCCACAAGATCATTGGAGGTTCTTACCAATAGAAGGACAAACAATCTTAGACTTAGGTTGCGGAATAAACTCAGAACACACTCCAACACCAATGTATTGGATACAGAACAAAGCAAAGTTCGTAGCCGGTGTGGACCCATCACAACAATCATATGACTGGTTCAAACAGAACTTCAATGTAAGAAACTTTGTTCACACAATGGACTACGTAGATAGGATTGAGAAATTTGAGCTATATCTTGGCTTCTACAAGCCTGATGTGATTAAGATTGATATAGAAGGTGGTGAACTATATTTAAATGGCTTAGACGCAAAGTATTTGGACGGTGTAAGACATATTGGTATAGAATATCATAACCTACCTTGTCTTATAAGTTGTGAGCGATTATTAAAAGATAATGGTTACACCTTAGAATATTATAAGTTCCCACACCTAGACATAGATTACCAAGGTGTATTGTATGCCCACAAAAAATCAATAACAACAAATAAAGTACCCCAAACACCAGAAGAGTTACACGCTCAAGAAATAACTGAGTGGAATGGTGGTCATAAATAAATATATACATATATATGGATGAGTTACAAAGACTAGAAGAACTAAAGAAAAAAGCACTAGAAAATCCACTAAAGAAAAAACGTGGATGTAAAAGCTGTAAAAAGAAAGCAGAAGAACAACCTGTTGAAGTATTACCAGAACCAATACAAATAGTAATAGAACCAACAGAAGAAGATCTTAAACTAGCATTAGATTTAATGGTAGGTAAACCAAACGAAAAGGACCAGAAGTTTATTGCTTGGGTATATAGATCCTTCTTTAACGAGGAATTACCAGTAGGTTGCGGATCGTGTGGACAGAGAGTTGAAAGAATAATGCGTCACAAATACAATCAGTTGAGAGGCGTAAAAGGTTAATTTTATATTTATTAGTATGCCAAAGGAAAATCAAGTTAACGAATTAGAAGCAGAACAAAGAATGAACAGAGTCTTTGAGATGATGCTATATGAGCATTTGTCTTGGAACGAGTTTAGAACAAAAGCTTCAAGAGAGTTTAATATAACACCCAGACAAGCCGAAAACCTATGGAAAGAGGCTAGAACAAGACTGAAGGAAAGGTTCCAACAGAATAGCGAAGAGATATTGGAAAATCATTTAAATCAATTATATGATTTGCTTAAGAGGGCTCGCGAAGATAATAATAAACGAGTTGAGCGCGAAACTCTAGCTGACATTGCAAAGATCCATCAATTGGAAACCAAGAAGATTGATATTACCAGTGGTGGCCAACCAATCGCAATAAACATCAATGTAACCGAATAATTTTTTTACCCATTGACTGTGCAACGTTTCGTTTTTGACTATGATAGATATAAATTTAACTAAAAAACAATCAAAAGCTTGGAGGCTTTTATTCGATGACAAGACGAATGAGATACTTTATGGTGGCTCGGCTGGTGCTGGAAAGAGTTGGCTGGGTTGTCTTTGGATTGTTACATTGTGCATTAAGCATTCTGGTATTAGATGTTTAATCGGACGTACAGTTCTACAACAATTAAAACTAACCACTCTCAATACATTATTTGAGACGTTACAAGCGATGGGATTAAAAGCCGGTGAGCATTATACTTACAATGGCCAATCCAATGTAATAACCTTTTATAATAAATCTGAAATAGTTTTAAAAGATTTGGCTTACCAACCAAGTGATCCAAATTACGACAGCCTGGGTGGTTTAGAATTAACCGCCGTATTTGTTGATGAAGCAGCTCAAATACCACAACTAGCATTCAACATTCTTAAATCACGTATACGTTTCAAATTAAATGAATTTAAATTAATACCAAAGATATTATTGACGTGTAACCCTGGACAAGTATGGTTAAAGAAATACTTCTATCTACCATACATAGAAGAATCTTTGGATGTGAATAAAGCTTTTGTCCCAGCATTACCACTAGATAATCCACACTTACCAGCAACCTACATAGAAATGCTTAAATCGTTACCACCTGGTCAACGTAAGCGTCTATTAGAAGGTGACTGGAATTATGAGATGGATGCTGATAGCTTATTTGATTTTGATGACATATCAAGATCAGTATTTAGAATTGGTCCAAATAGTGATGATAAAAAATATATTTCAGTTGACGTAGCTAGGTTTGGATCAGATAGGTCCGTAGCGATCGTTTGGGTGGGTCTGGTTGCGTTAGAATGCTTCGTCTATACCAAACTATCAGCTGTTGAATTATCGTCCGAAATTAACGCTCTAATTGCGAAACACGGAGTGCATCCAAAAAATGTTATTATAGATGCTGATGGTGTAGGAGGTCCGGTCAGCGATATTTTAAGAGGGACAGATTTTGTGAATAACTCAAAACCATTACATAACCAAAACTTTGTTAATCTAAAAAGCCAATGTTATGTAAAACTATCTGAATTATTCAAGGAAGGTAAAATATCAATCAATTTATTAGATACATCTTTAATTGATGACTTGACTCAAGAATTATTGGCAGTTAAATTAAAGGATGTTGATAGAGATAATAAGGTACAAGTAGCTTCAAAAGAAGAGATGAAAAAGATACTAGGTAAGTCACCAGACTTATCTGATGCTCTAATGATGCGAATGTATTATGAAATAAAGAACCTGAAAGCCACAGGTAGATACGCGATGGCTTACGTTTAATATGCTTAAATTTAAAATTGATGACAAGGAATATATAATTCCTGAATTTATTAACATAGAAAATTATGCTAAGATCTATAAAGTAAAAGACCTGTTCAGTGACGATTACTTTGCAGCTAAGCTAATTAATATTGTTACAGACGCTCCAATAGAAGATCTATTACAGGTTGATTATCAAGAAGTTAGCTATATTGCTAATTATATTATGTCATTGGTACCGATAGCTAAAGACATTCCATTTAAAGATAGATTTGAATTAAATGGTGTTCATTATGGATTTTTTCCTACGTGGAAAGAACTAACCTTTGCTGAGTTTATTGATATGGATACAATATCCACCAAGAAACCAGAAGAATTATTGGATCTAATGCACATATTGGCTGCAGTAATGTACAGACCAATTATAGAAGAAAAGTCAGAACACGATTTTAAAATAGAAAAATACAGCGTTGATAGTTTAAATGAAAGAGCTGAACTATTCAAAAAGCACTTAGATGTCAAATATGTAATTGCTGCTCAGTTTTTTTTTATCAAGTTCGCAAACAGATATTTGGATTATACCCAGCTATCTTCGATCAAGAAGCTTTCGATATGGACCAAGATAAAAATTATCTGGAAGATCCGGAAACTTCTATGGCATCTAATTTTCAAAAAGTCTTCGGATGGTATGTGGTCCTCAACAGAATTACTTCAAACGATATTACGAAGCACCAATATGTCCTTGAAAAAAAGATGATAGAGGTGTTTAATCAATTAACTTATATCATTCAACACGACCAGCTACAAGCTGAGTTACAGAAGAAAACTTTCAAATAACAAATCAAATAAATTTATATTTAATATTAGATGACTAATTATAAGCAGATATTACAAGATTTAAAGGGAATTGCGTTCTATCACCCTCAAATTAATTCATTTGGGATAGGTGATATTACACAAATTACTCAGGACATTGAAACCAAACAAGAGCCAAGATATACAAAAATGTACGTGGTTCCTGGTACTGTAACCCTTAATCAGAACGTATTATCATATCAGTTATCAATCATCATATTAGATAAAATTGAAGATGACTATTCAAATCAACGTGACGTAATGAGCGATACGTTGGAGATAGCCAAAGATATATTCACAATATTATACCAATCATATACCTCACAGTATGGGGATTTTACGTTGTATTATGAACCAGAATGGGGACCAAATGTAACACCTTTCCTAGAAAGATATGAAACAATCCTAGGTGGATGGACATTAAATGTAACCATCAACCAGCCATTTGATTACAATAACTGTGTATTACCATTCAGTGGATTATCTTTACCAACATCAGTAAATGTGGTTAACTATAAGCAAATTATAGAAGACTTGGAGGATATTGCCAATACTCACGAACAAGTTAATAGCTTCGGATATGGCGATTTGACACAACTAACAATGGATGTACAGACCAAACAAGAACCAGAATATACTAGGTTATATGTTTTACCAGCTGATACAATTCTAGATGAAAATCAATTAACATTAAATTTTACCATAATTGTAGCAGATAAGCTAGAGGATGACTATTCAAACCAAAGAGATGTATTGAGTGATACCCTAGAAATTATCAAAGATGTGTACACAGTTTTATATTTATCAGAGTATGAGACTGAGTGGGGTGCTAGTGTTGAACCATTCTTGGAGAGATTTGAGAGTGTTTTAGCTGGCTGGACAATGAACATAACACTTACTCAACCATTTGATTATAACAGATGTGTATTACCTGAAATAGATTTTACAGCAACAAAATGGTCTGAGTTAGCGGAATTATGGGACGAAGTTAATAAAAAGTATAATAAAATATAAATTTCTATAATATGAAATACAAAATAATGTGGGCTAACGGCTCAGATAACAAACCTACTATATTGGAGAATGTAAAACTCACAAAGCAACTAATAGAAAATTTAGAAGCACAATATGGTGACAAAATAATATCAGTAAAAATAATACATTAATATGTCAAACTTAGGCAATCAATACATAAGTAGCTCTTATCAATCAGTTTTAAATGTCGGTACTGGTTCTGGCGATTATGTTACATCAACACTAAAACCATTAACAGATGGTTATGGTACTGCTGTCCCAATTAAAGTGTCAACAACAGGTGTTGAACTAAGTGGAAGCATATCATTAACTGGATCATTAGTTAGTTCTATTATCCCAGCTGTTTCTAATTCAATAGATCTTGGTTCACCGACAAAACCATTTAGACACCTATATGTTGGATCTGGTTCAATTTATCTTGATGACCATCAAATTTTGTCATTGGATACACCTGGTACAGATACAACAATTGCTGCACCACCAAGTGGTACTGTGCAATTAATTAATGACGTTATATTCTCATCACAAGAAGGTTTGGGATATGAAGGTGCAGCTGGTTTTACAATCGTAGGTGGTGGTACTTCATTTGTATCTGAAACAAAATATTCTGGTGATACCATATCTTACCATACTGGTTCACACTACTTAACAAACTATTGGGTTAATAATCAAAACGTAATTACTGGTGACACATCTTTAGAATTAGAATTATTCAAAGATAACTTAAAGTTAGCTACAGTTGAAAATTCAAGACACTTACCAACATATTATGATAGCCAATATGAGATTAATAGTATCTATGAAGGTACAGGATCTTTTAATGGCGCTATCAGATTAAAACATACTGATTTAGTTGGCAGTGAATATTCAGAAATATCTGTTGGTGATGATTATGTGCAAATGGCTGCCGGTAACTTATCAGGTAGTTCACCAATTCCTAAAAGTGGATTTGTTCTTTATGAAAATCAAGTTGGTGGTTTTTTTACAAATAGCCCATCATCAGCATCATTTACATTAACTGGTAGTTTATTTGAAGTTACCGGTGCAATCAAAGCTACTGACGGTTACATTGGTAATGTTCAGGGTACTGCTTCATTTGCATCCAATGCTAATAGTGCATCATATGCATCAACTGCTTTATCTGCATCATTTGCACAAGATAGTGATGTTGCCAATAGCGCAATATCAGCAATCTCTGCTGATACACTAGAAGGTACTGGATCAGCTGTATTTGCTACAACTGGATCTAATACATTCAACGGATCACAGACAATCTCTGGATCATTAAATGTAACTGGTTCAATTACTGCACTTTCTGCATCAATAACTTATTTACAAACAATATATCAAACATCATCTGTTATATTCACATCAGGATCTAATATCTTGGGTGATGAAGCATCTGATGTTCAAACATTAAATGGTACTGTTAATGTACCATTGGGTAATTTAAATGTTACTGGAGCAACTACAGCATCTGCTGGTTTCTTTGGTAATCTACAAGGTACAGCATCATTCGCATCAAATGCGTTGAGTGCTAGTCAAGCGCAAAATGCTATAAGTGCTTCACATTCTGTAAACTCAGACGCTTCTATTTCGTCAAGTTTTGCACAGAACGCTGTATCAGCATCTCAAGCTGAAAATGCTAATCTATTAGATGGTAAAGATAGTTCTGAATTTGCAACTACTGGATCTAACATATTTTTAGGTAAACAAACAATTAATGTTAGCGATCCATTTAATACTGGTTTAATAATTGCTAGTGGTTCTGGTGCACAAGCACAAAGCATATATTTCCAAACTGCAGAATTTGGTGGTAATTCACAACCAACTGTTTTCTTAAATGGTATCAATTCATATTGGCAATCTGCTGGAAATATGTTCTTTGAAAATGCACCAGGTGGTTCTGGTTCAGGTTCAATGAACTTTACAACTAACGGTGACCAAGTGTTTAGAACAAATGGTACATCTAAAGTGATTAATTTTGTAAACCCAGCTGGTCTTATTAATATTAGTGGTTCACAATTTGATGTTAATGTATTTAATACGAATTTAACAGGTTCAGTTATTATAAGTGGATCAGAATCTATAACTGGTTCATTAGGTGTTAGAAATGGTGACTTAAATGTTGTATCAAATAATACAACCTTAAATACATCATTATATCTAACCAATAGTTTAGCTGGTCAATCAAATATTATATTAGGTTGGGGTGATAACCCAAGTTCTGCTGGTCCTAGTTCAGTACAAGCAAACTACACTGGTTCATTAAGAATTACTGGATCTAATAACATTGTTCAAATTCCACAAATTAGAGCAACAGCTTTAGGAGGTACTGTAGATCAAACAGGTTATATATCTGGATCTGGTAATATGATAATGTCAAATAATGCTGGTATTATTTTAAATAGTGGTTCATTATTATTCCCTAAAACACAAAACAATATAATTGGTTTTGGTTCAGTGATTAATATGAACTTTACAACATCATCATTATCTGGCGGTCATCCAACTATTGCTAACAATATTGCTATGGGCGGTGGTATGAATTTAAACCACCCATCTGGTACATTGAATGCATCAACAAACGCATTATTAGGTGGTTCAATAACATCAACACAAACTTTTGCTACAAACGTTAGACCGAATATTACTACAAATAATATACTTGGTGCTGTAGTAATAAACCATATTAGTGGTTCTGTTAGCTTTTCAAACAACTATGTTAATGCAACAAGTTTTAATATTAATAACCACGTTAGTTCATCAAACATTACAAACAATGGTGTTAGTGTTACAAATAACGTTGTATTTGGTGGTTCTGGAGGCGCTGCTATAAACATCTATACATCTGGTTCACAAAACTCAAATAGCACTAGAGTAATTTCAGATAGTATTATTGGTGGTAGAAACGTAACAGTATCATCATCATTTGTTAGCTCATCAAATTCAAGTTTATTATCATCATTAATTGTAGGTAATGGATTAACAGTATCTGGTTCACATACTGCTGGTACAAATGGTGGATCAGCATTCTTAGGTAGATTTAACGATACAACATCGTTACATTTAGCACAAGATGTTGTATTTGCTGTAGGTACTGGTACTGGAACTTCAAATAGAAGAACTGGTTTATATGTAACATCTGGTTCATTGGTTGGTGTATCAGGATCATTAGATGTTAAAGGTAATACAACATTAACTGGATCATTAGATATTAGCGGATCAGTTACAATTGCTAATGCTGGTGATCTTACAATGTATGGTCACAAGATGTTTAATGCTGGTGAGTTTTGGTCAAACACAACTCAAAGTGGAAGTGCTGGTGTAAGTGGTTCATTGAACTTTGATGCATCAGGTAGTGCTGTAGGTGTGTCACTTGTTAGTGGTTCAAGATTAACTGTTTCAAATGGTGGTACATATAACATTCAATTCTCAGCACAATTTGAAACATCTGCTGGTTCAGATACTGGTTATGTATGGTTCAAGAAGAATGGAACTAATATCGCAGATAGTGCAACAAAAGTTGTATTAGCAAATAATACTGCACAGGTAATGACCGTGAATATATTAGATGAAGCTGCAGCAAATGATTATTATGAATTGGGTTATCAATTAACAAACGGTAACGCAACCATATTAGCAGAAGCAGCTAGTGGAAATATACCAGCAATACCATCGGTAATAACAACTGTAACACAAGTAAGATAATATGGACTTAAATGCGATTGCACCTATTATTGAAAACAAATTCAAAGAGGCGTTAGCTGAAAAACGCTACCCCTTTGGATTTGGTAAAAAGAAAGGACTGTCAAATAAAATAGCATCAGGTTCATTACAAAATAGTATTAATGTTAATACACAAACATCACCAGATGGTAGTAGCCTAACAGTATCAATGAATGACTATGGTCAATGGGTACAATCAGGAAGATTACCTGGAAAAAAGGGTGTTCCAGTAGACGCATTAGAAAAGTGGATTAAGGAAAGAGGTCTACAAGGTAGAGATAAAAAAGGTAGATATATAAAGCGTAGAAGCTTTGCATTTGCCATCCAAGCGAATATAAAAAAGTTTGGAATAAGGGCTTCAAACTGGTACGATGTAGCAATAGACAATGTATTAGAAGATCCCGAAATAATAAATCTTTTAGGTGACACAACCATAGAAGACTTAATAAACGCAATAGAAGGAATATAATATGCCATTCGGATACCCACAATTATATGCAAATGGTTTAAATAACAATACGCAGATACGTCGTTCTACAGATATGATTTATCAACGTGGTGGGACTTACTCTGTTACATTAACTGGTGACACATATCAAACGTCAATGCAGCTTAATGTACAGCTTTATGTTAATGATGGATTGGTTGGAACAATGGCTGTTGTTCCATATCAAATTAGCCAATCAGGTGCAACATTTACATATAGATTTAATGTAAGACCATATGATTATTTACAAAACTATATTGAGTCAGAACATTACCAATACTATTGGTTAAATGACTGGTACTCAACTACACAACAAATTAACTGGAATAACCCATATCCAAATATTATTAAAGCAGAATTTAAGTATGCTTATTCATATTTGTTGAATGGTTCGCCGACTGGTGAAACAACGTATAACGATTTTAATCATTATACTGACTTACCAACCTGTGCAACATCAACTGGATTTACAGCATCAGGATTTACCAATACTGGCAATGAATTTAATTATGTTGGTGGTCAATTCCAAATGGATGAGAGATTTATATTACCTAACTATGATCAAGAATTAGGTAGTGTTATAGGTACTGGATTAACCATAAATACAATTGATAGATATAGGTCTTTTAGTCCTATGTCACAGTATTTAATGGACTATCCAAGCGTACCAGAAATATCAGAGACAGCTAGATTTTTAACTGACGCTCCACGTATTTTATCTATACAAGAAGACGAAAATTACGTATTATTCTACTTAAACGGACAAACCGGAGATAGAATGGTTATTGAGGCGGACTATGCTGTATTTGAATTTTATAACGAGAGCAACACACAGATAGATTACTTTGAACAACAACTTAATTTTTCTGGAACAACATATGCATCACCAACAGGATATACAAATACATTGAAGGTGTTTGCATTACCTTGTGGTCCTAAAGACATTGATAACATCTTTACAGCTGGTATCAACTGGGATGATGTAGCTTATTATAGAGTACAGTTGTTCTATTCTTATCCAACTAATAGCGCTAGTAGAGTAACTCAAGGCGCTGTTGGACCGGTGTCTGAAGCGTTTTATTTTTATGTTGAAGGTAACTGTGGACCTGAAGATACAAGATTAGCATTCTTAAATGCTAGAGGCGGTTATGATTACTATACGTTCACTAGATACCGTCAAGACACAAAAAAGATAACTCGTCAGACATATGACAACAGATACTATTCAACAGATCAACAATCAGCTGATAGAAACATTGGTAGAACTATTAAGACTTTTGATACCAATGTTGACAGAGAGTTTGTTCTTGAATCGGATTGGCTTAGTGTATCATATGGTGCTTGGTTGGAGCAATTATTTATGTCACCACAAGTATACGAAATTAAAGAAGATTTTATATCACCAATTGATAGACAAGATAAAGTTTATAAAGATTTGAGACCAATACAAGTATTATCTACAGAGGTTGAGACAATAACCAAGAAGCACCGCAAACTGAATAAGTATAAAATAACTTGTAAGTATGCCAATTCATACTTTGTAAATAAAGGTTTCTAATATATGGCGCAACAACAACAAACTGTCTTACGTGTTGAAACGAATGTACAGACTCAAATACCAACTACAGGGTCTACAACTATATCAGTTGCTAGCTCTCAAAATTTAACTATTACTGGATCTGGTACTACTATCAATCCATTTACCGGTGTTACAACTAGTACTACTGGCTTTACTAATAGTTCAATCAGATTAAATGTCAATAATGGTGATGGTATTTTAAAATATAACATTGTTATAAATGAAGGTGATAATGGGTTTCAATATCAAGACAATTTTGTAAATTGTTATGTTACACACGCTAACGGATATAGTAGTGGTATTGGGGGATTTTCTGAGTTTAATACACAAGCAGAAAGTTCGCCAGTAGCAATTTTAAATGGATCATTTAATGTACTTAAGGGTGATAGCGTATTCTTTGGGTTTAATCCAGCACCGTATACTGGAACTACTACTGTAAATTTATGGGTTGAACCAACAACTCAATATTCATCACCAACACTTAAGACATTTGAAAGCTTAGATTTATATGGTGATATACCATTAAAATTAAATAAATCTTTTGCAGAATTACAGGATATATCCAAACGTAATTCTGATTATTCTATTGGTGTACAAATACCAGGATCTAAAAAGAACAATAGGTTCTTCCAGAACTATTTTGATGTAGATTCAACAAATCTATTTTTTGATGTAACCAAACGTGTACCTTGTCAAATATTACTCAATGATGAGAAGTATTTTGAAGGTTATTTAAGATTAAATAAGGTTAATGTTATTAACTCTAAAGTAGAGTATGATGTTACATTATTTTCTAGTGTTGCGGATCTATTTGGTAAAATAGGTAATAACCTATTAAACGATTTAAATTTTGATGACATAGATTTTCATTTCAATCACTACTTCAGCTTATTGAATGTAATGAAAGAATGGAGATATAACGCTATGTTGAACACTGCTTCTGTACCATCTCTTTGGTTTTATCCTGTTTTACATAATGGGTATAACTATAGTGGTGATACGGTATTATTAAGTGGTAGTACTGTAATAAGCCAGACAAGATTATATACAACAACCACCGGAGGTACATTTGCTAACTATAGTGCATTTACTTCTGCTGGAGGAAAGGAATATAGAATTAACTCACCTAAATTTCCAGTATTAGATAACCAATTAAAGCCAGCTTTAAACATATGGGGTTTAATCCAATTAATGTTTAAGACATATGGGTATTCAATAAAGTCAGACTTTTTTAATACGCCTTGGTTTAAATTATTATATACGTATGGAATATATGGTTCCGATACAACAAAGTTCTCAACAAAGATAACTGAAATAGCAGAATTGCCATTAAGTGGTGTTGATGTTATTGGTAACTTTGATAGGTTTGTTGTTGGTCCAGCATCAAATTTCTATGTAGTTAAAAAAGGTACAGGCATACCTTGTTATTCAACTCAAGCAATAAGTTTTAGAGTAAGATTAATTAATGTAATTGGTCAAACAGTAGGACCAGTTACAGTAAACATTCCACCTTTATCTACTGGAACAACAATTAACTTACCAAACACTTCAGGATGGTATATTCAGCTTGTGGCCGGATCTAGTAATGTTACAACCTCAAATAGGGCGATGACATATTTCCCACAACCTGTTGGTACAGCAATACCTGTAACAGACGGTGAATATGTAGACTTTGGTGCAATCATAGATAACTCATATAAACAAATTGACTTACTATCTTCAATAGCTAAGAAATTTGATTTAGTGTTTGTACCAGATCCTGATGTTCCAAATCAGATTATTATAGAACCATATGATTATTATATTGGAACAGGTAATATATACGATTGGACAGACAAGTTATCTTGGGATAAAGGTTTTAGTGTACAACCAGCATTGAACTTTGTTGAAAGTGAAATTATACTTACAGATTTAGAAGATGGTGACGATGGAAATAAAATATTCAAAGACAGAAACAATAGGGTATATGGTGAAAACAAAGTAACCAATCCAACAGACTTTAAATCGCAAACAAAAAAGATTGATACAATTTTTAGTCCTGAGGTAATTCGTAAATGGGATAATCAAGTAGGTATACCTCTTGGTATCAATTACGCATCACAAAACAAACCACAAGATACCGGTGATACACAAAAGGTGACTTGGGAATATAAAGGCATCAAATCTAAACCAAAGTTAATGTTTAACTTAGGTAATTTCTCACCATTCTTGGATCAAGTTGGTGAAGCATTTGTTGCAACAAACGTAAATACAAATTTCTTTAGACTAGCAAAATCAAATGGAACAAACTATGGTGGTAATGAATATGCACAAGGGTCATTAGCTAATCCTGTTATATCTCATACTATGCCAATGGGTAACCCAGATAAAAACAAAAATGGTAGAGGGTTTAATAATGATAGTTTATGTATATTATTTAACTCAGAAGAGCCAGCAGATATTGGTTTAGGTATACCTACATTCAACGCATATACAGATAATGATATGTATAGTGCATTCTATTCTAATAGAATAAATAACTTATATAATAAAAATACTAGATTTTTAACAGCATATTTTGATTTAAAACTATCTGATATTAAAAATCTAAAAGCAAACGATTTAATCAAAATTAACGAGCAATATTTTGCTGTTAATAAAATAAATCAATATAATTATACAAATCCTGAATTAACTAGTGTTGAATTAATTCAAACAAATGTACAACCTAAAACATATCCTGATAGATATTTCTTCTATCAATATTGTTCTGGCTCAACGACTGTATATAAGTTTAAAACCTATTTTAATCCAACAGATAATACTGGCATAGAATGGTTAGATGAAGTTCCAACATCATTAAGAAAGACGAACATATTCTGGTCTATTTTATATGACTATATGGTTGGTGCTCTTGGTGGCGCTGTAACTGGATATACAAGTTCATATGCCATAACACTTAATAGTACTGTATATCCATATAAGATATGGGAGGTTACAAAAGAACAATATGAAGCTTCTGGTGTAAGTCATGATTATGATCCAAATGATGTATATTTTATCAGTAGATCAGATTATGGGCCTTCTAACTTCAATACTGAAGAAAATGATTATCTATACGCATTTTCAAATAGATCAGGATATGATGGTAGAAATGCATTATTTAATGTTGCATTAGATTGTGTTACATATGCATCTTTAGCTAATCAAAATTATATTGATTTATCTCCAGGACCAAACCCAAGACAAGTTAGTTTTGAAGCAACAAATTGTGATGGTTCCGGAGAAACTTTATTTTTTAATAGTACAAGTTATCCACTAGTTAATCAAATTGTTAAACAGGGTACTAAATGTTTTAATATTGATTATCGTCTACTTTACAATGCTAGCTATCCTATTATAAATGATATATATGATAGTTGTGAAGAATGTTTAGGTACAATTGCACCTACACCATCTTCACCTGAAGCAATGAGAGGATCGTTGTTAATGACCTTTGATGAGATTAACGAAGGTAAAGGTGGAACAAGTGTTGAGGTGTTAGTAAATGGTGAATATCGTGATGTAAATTATAACGAGTCAACTAACCTATATTCAACATACATTTATACTGGCGATGTTGTTACTGTTAAGATTGAGAACAATCCAACCACCGGTGAGACATATACAGTTGTAAGAAGAGATTATACAACAGATGATACGCTTGGTGAAATGGGTATTGTTGATACT